GGATTTTGTATCTCATTGATCCACGCCATCCTGAAAAAGCAGCTGTCACCCAATGCAGTAATACTGTATTACAGTAATTATAATCTGCCAATGCTGCTGTTGTGTGCACAGCTCCAGCAACATTTCCCCGTAAAAACGGGAAAATAGCTGTGCGATAATAGATGGTTGTAGCAGTTGTATCACCTGGGCCAAATGCTGTATGTAGATTATATCTTTTCAACACTTGACGAAAGGACTTTATAGCTTCACCTGTATAAACCATATTTAAGTTCGAATGTGCGTCATATCTTTCACCTAGTGACGTACTAATGGTTTGTTCTGGTGCATCCTTTTCATCTGTATTCTCACTCTCGGCAATCTCCATGCCCGATTGTGGTTTGAACACAAACTCCTGCCACTCATCTGTTGGTACAAACACCTCGAAATCATCTGACATCGAAACGTAGACGTTGATAGAAATATCATTATCCACTGTTGAATTTGGCGTTGTCAACTCATTGACCACATAAACGCCAATCACACCATTTCCTGCTTCTTTCGATGTGTATGCTGATGTTGAGTATGCTTCAGTCACTGAATCCTGACCAGGCATTAACCTATCAATTAAGGTGTACTCCTGGCCATTGGATACAGCAATCGTAAAATCACTCTTTTCCGATATATCAACAATTTCCAAATAATTCGTGTTGTACTCATTTGAAGCTAACCAATTGGGATCGTAAACAATCTTCAATCTACCTTTATGGAAAGCTGAAGCCACTACTTGAAACCTAAAATTCATTGTTCCTGTCCAATACTTGAATGGCATTGCTGCCATACAACAAGCTGGGAAATGATAACTGGAATTACCTGCGTTTTCTGCCCAAATTACGGGTGATACGCGGCTGTTCCAGAGTAAAGTCTCAGGGGCTGTACCAATAGCCCAACTAAACGTCGTTAAATAAGACTCGCGTTTAGCTATATCGGCTATGACCAAAGGATCAGACGGTCCGAGTCCAGCAATTCTTGGATCAATAGACAATTCTTGTTTGTCATCCAAAGTTAGCTTTTCTACAGTGTCAGGGACATTAGTCAATGCCAAAGAGGCTGTGGTTGTGGGTCTCATTGGAGCTGGTGAAACTGTCATTGGGGGTCTACAATAACCTAGTAATTTCGCCATTGTTGCAACAGCTGTTGATACAGTGTCAGTAGCTTTAGCATATGGTGCTAACCAAGGAACTGCTGACAATGATCGAGCTACACCTGCAATTGCTGTTGCGGGTCCTGAGACCATTCCGGTTTTGTTTGCATCATCAATTTCTTTTCCTGATTGTGGTGTCAACGTTGAGGACTCTCGTGATGTTAGAACATTAATAGATACTTCTTCAGCCCATGCAAAAACACTCAAAGTTACCTGGTCACTCGCACCATTGGCATGCTTAAGTGTATTAATTGAACGGACTGTCATAGTACCCATCTCTGCCCAATCACTATCTGGAATTGACAAATTGTTCTTGTAATAAAAGAAGGGAAGAATTAACTCCCCTCCTCTAGACAATGTAGGATCTAAATAGATGTGCGGTTGTTGAGATGCTTGCACCAGTGTCTCTTGCACCAAAGCAGCATTTGAAGACAATGTATCAAATGATGACATTGGTAGGTATGATGCTATTGCACGGCCATATTGAAAACCATTACCATTGATAATAATTTTAATGTGCAATTTGCATCGCAATAGGTGATAATTTGCCAACCTATTTGCTACTCGAGGATTTTCGAAATATAAGGACCAGGGGTCAAATGACTCAAACATTGTTGTGCCAGTTCCCCATTCGATTTCTTTAATCTTGATAGGACGTGAAAAGAAATCACCCAATTGGGCATCATTTGAATCTTGTCCAGCTCGAGTTTGATCCATTACTGAATCCATTTGGTGCATATAGTCATCTCGTTGGTCAGTGAAACGTATATTTTGGGACGATGTTTGTCCCACTGACGTGTAGCTGTAATCAGCTTCAACTCCGGATTGAGGTTTTCCTACCCAATGTTCGGGAAGTTGTGAATGCAGATCCTCTCCTTCATCTAAATCACACGTTAGGACACTCGTTTCAAAATTATAAAACGATTGCACACGTTGTAATTCATGTAGATCCGACTCACCATTAGATGAAACCTTTGGGTTGTTCTCTTCTCTAGATAGAGCTGACTCCACAACCTTAGAGTCAGAGTTGGTTACGTCGACATTTTGCCGTGATGCAGGTCCAACTTGCACCTGATCATTTGCGAATAATTCTAAAATACATTTACAATTGTTACCAATCCATTTATGTACAAACTGCAGATCGGATTATATCACACAGAGCGTTGTATTTACAGTTGAGCAGGGTGAACTCACTTTCGCTCCCCATCAGGGACCCTTTTACGCATGAAGCCTGTGATTGATCTACAAAACACAAAAATATCAAAACATTCACGGTATCCATACATGCGTACTAATTTTGCTCACCATCAGATTTAAAACTGGGATGGATTTAAGGTCTCCATAGTGACCTTTACTCTTCAATGAGAGAGGGAACACTTAACAAGTGTCCCCATATTTATCGTACCATTCTACCACACGTTCATTGTAACTCACATCGAGTCCTGTGCACATATGGCGGATATTAGCACGATTGGCAACTTCATTCATCAATTGCCTTTGTTGTTCATACTTACTCTCTCCGTGATTGAACCATTCACGAAGTGCGCCATCAATATTCAATGCACAAGCATACTCTTCAGTATCAGTACTTGTCTTGTCTCTCATGAAACAATGCAATGATTTGTAGATGGATTTATCGAGAAGAGCACCCACGTACTTTCCTAATCGTGGATGGTAAACACTCTTTCTCTTCAGAAATTCGAAATCTTCCGGCGGCAAAAAGTTCAACAACTCAGATTCCTTATCTGGCATAGTATACACCTGCCCATATTCTGCAAGAAACGCAGAACATCCTTTGATTGTGAACTTATCGATTCCTGGTTTGACGGATCCGATATTATCATCTCCATATGTCATAGCCGCAACGCAATCCCGAAATGATTTTCGATTTCCATCCTTATCAGGTGGGTACTCATTGAAGAAATAACATCGCAAATTCAATGAACCGCAAATCCCATTGATGATAACTGTAAGAGAATTTCCACTAATGTGGGCTCCTTCAGTCAAACCAATAAGATCTCCATTGAAAGCAATATAAGCAAAAACAATATCACCAGTCATTGCTTCCATGATTCGAATGTCTTCATCTGAGTAATTGCAAACACGTGCAAAATCAATCAAAACCCGCAAAGCAGCAAAGATAAGTTGAGATGGTAATTTTTGATCATATTTACCATAATCACCACCAATCAACCGATCCATACCAAACTTTGTGACATGAGTATGAAATTCATTCCACTCAGGTCCATGAGAATTAATACCCACAGCACATTCAGACAATAACGGATTCATCTGCAAAACGCGTAACAGAGGCAAAAAGTACTTCCTCACTAACCATGTGAGTGACAGTGCATTACCGTAAAAGATTCTGCACTTGTCCTTCGCCAAGATCTCATCCTTCTTGCAAGCTTTCGCAATAGGATAACCTCTTTCTCCGCGACGATAACACTCCTCAATTCTATTGATTTCATTCATGAGAACTTCATCCAAAACTCTATTCACAGGTTTTTCCTCTGTAGGAGGGAGCTCAGTCACGAACTCTCTTTTGGGGCCAGTTAGAGGAAAACCAACTGATGTATTGAGTTTAATGGCATCCATAAATTTCTTACCAGGGACGCCACACAAATTCTCGTGATCAGTCAAGGGACATGCCTTGTTCCACATGGAACTACTGAAAATGGGTATCAATGCTTCTTTGTAATCAATGACAGCCAATTCTAGCAATTTTTGTGGAAATGGGTGTGCCGGTACTGCCAAATTTGCCAGGCAAGTTTGCCATCCATACCAATCAGGATTCAATTTTGGACCCTGATAAATATTTGGAACATCGCAAACATCAGTGATATGCTCACTAATAGGAGTGACTTTAACATTTGTTTTAGTCACTGATCTGCCTGGACATGAACCAAAATACTCAATCTGAGAATCTTGTGGAATGTAATTCAATGCACTTTTGACATGCAACGGCTCAGGTCTGAGAACTTGAATACCCAAAACCTCTGGTTTGAACTCTCCAGCACCACCTGATAGCACAACACCCTCAATTTTGCGTAATTGCTCAAAAGCATTTGCAATATCTCGTTGTGTAATACTACCATAACATCCTTTTGGTGTGCCAGCAGTTCCACCTAGGTGAACACCGAGAATAGTGCTACCCTTCGTTTCAGAAATAAGTGTCGCACCACACAAACCATTGAAAGTGTTGATCGTCAAATTACGATACATTCCACCTTCAAAAAGCTTTGTGGTTCGAACTTTCTGTGGATTTGTCATTCCCCGGGCTTCAACTACTTCACCATCCTTTTGTCGCCAAAACATACGAAATGGTACAGGTGGCATTTCAGCAGTAGGAAAGAATTCAATAAGATTTTTGAATGATCCTCCAGTTGGAATGTAACAAACCCTCAAATCAGAATCTGGTAAAAGAAAAGAAGCTGCAACTGAAATTTCAGCTACAAACTTTCCACCTGATGCTTCTGGATTTTTCTTTCGAAATGTGCATCGTAGTGTATCACCAAATTCTTCAAAATAATGATCAGGGACTAACATGACGTTTGATGTCAACATCAATCCATTAACCATCGCATTGCCATTGGTTGTATGAATTGAACCATACACCAATGCTTTTTGAACAACATTTCCTAATTGTTCCGCATTCATTCGCGCTGAAATTGGAGTGATGGGCAAATCACGTTTGGCCATTGTGGTCCACACATTTTGCTCTCGATCTCGCTGATCAATCTCAATTTGTGTTGCAGGCTCTAAAGAACCTTGGAGTTCAAGTGATCTCCACTTTTTCACAATTTGAGCAACCTTGTAAATCGCACCCAATGCTACAGCACTTGCAAACACACCTTTAATGATTGTGTCTTGCCAATAACTCTGAATATCATTCAAAGTATGACGAGCACGCAATTGACTATAATATTGATCACGAATGACCTCTATCAACATCATTTGCCATACAAGGTGTGCGGTGATAACCACAGTTGTGAACACGACAGTGCCAAAGCCATCAGTTGCTAGATGAGCACCAAGAAGAAGAAATGCAATCATAGATATGATCGTTTTCTTTGTCTCGTATTTGTACATATCGATCAACTCACGTCGATTGATAAATTCATACATCAACTTGAAGCACTTTGTGTTTAAAACACATCGTGGCATCAATGGTACCCAATCAGTTTCCTGATAGAAATTTCGTGCTGTACGTAGCATTGTCGTTGCTACATTATCACCATTTTGGTCAACAAATCCTTGATACAAACCTCGTAGAGATTCCATACCAAGTTGAGCATGAATGTGCTTCATACAACATCCATGGATTTGTTTGCAACCATCCACACCACAGAGAGTTTGTGTGATGGTTACTTGTTGATTGCTCTCCAATTTGAATTGTTCTTCCCTGTGTTTGTGAAATCTCTCACACAGAAAATTACACACTTCAAGCATAGAAATTTTCTTCAATTCTTTGCCTTCATGTGTGACAATCTTGTACACACCAGATGCTTTCTCATCTGGTACAGGAACTGCAATCTTGACGGTAACTTCCCACACATCATGATATAATGGAGGAGAATATACACCGTCAACAGTATGAGCTTCAATAACCTTATTTGTGTCAATACCCAAAGTTGCATCACCATCTTTGGCTCTGAACTCTGGTTTGACTTCAACTTCTAATACATAATGCATTCGACGTTGAATGGAATATGGATTGTTTGAATAAACGCGTGCATCCAAATTCTCAACATTCGTAGTCAATGAAACAAGTTCAGGCTGAATCCAAACTTTTCCTTTTTCATTCAAATCAGCCATAGGAGGACTGTAAGGGACATTGTTACAACACTTAATGATAACATCACACGGCGACGATTCAACAAATTTCTCTTTCGTGTTCGCATGATCATCAAGTTTGAGTTCCAACATATCCGACCTAGCACCATCCCAATGTTTCTTTCCAGATACATGGGTGTACTTTCGACCATCCTCTGTCGATAAACCAGCACTTGTAAACAGATATCGAGAAATCTGTTCCGAAATCGTTGATTTACCAACTTTACTCAAACCATAATACTCAAGAGTGAAAGGAGCTCTCTTAAATCCGGAATTCACTTTAATCAAATTGAAATTTCCAATGATTTTAGTGATCGTTCTGAATTTGTCCTCAAGTAATCTCTTGTCAATTCCTCCAACAGAGGTCATCATTGATTTGAGTTGTGTTGCCATTTCCTCCAATTCTCTCAGAAAATCATGTTCTGATACAGATGTCATCTTATTCAGATTACCATTTCTGTACAGATCCCAATGATTACACAATCTTGCATACTGCACTTCCAATTGCGCAGTTTCTGGAGAACTAGAAAATAGCGGACGAAATGAACCTTGTTTCCAACTGTGATAGCAGCGCTCACTGAAGAACACTACTATATCACAAATAGCTGTTACAATGTCAATGGCTTTACCATTAATGACTTTGATATCAGGCTCGATCATCTTGTAACCTGCCATTGAGAATGTAAGATTCGAAACATCTGTCAATCCTGCAATGACAAGCACACCGAGTACTTTACTGAAGATTTTGAAAAGTCCATCTCCAATACAAGCACTCCAATCAGACCTAAGAGATCTGATGAATTTGAGCCATTTTGGCTCATCTTCTTGTTGTTCAAGACCACTTTGGGTATCATATCCAATAACTGAACTAATGTAAGAACATATAGTTTTTGCCGTGGATGTCGGAAATTTGTCTCGAACATAAAGGAAAATAGTGGCCATAACTCCAATCATATCGGAGGATTTCGAGATAGCTACAAATAGAGCTGTTAATCCTTCGATTTCTTTAATGATGCCATCTGCATCACTGATACCAGTACTTTTCAGTATGGTGTCAATGATAAATCCAGTAGCATCAATATGTTCCAATCCAAAGTGTGGTTCCATCTCAACATCAAAATATTGTGATTGCCATCCTTGGCTGGTTTTGAAATTTTTGGTCATTTTCTTTCCATTAACCTTTCGTCTATACCGATTTCGACGAGAGGATTTAGTGTCACAGTAATTAGCAACTTCTGGGGTTTTGCTGGCATGTGACTGGCCAACATTTTGTTGCTTTTGAGTCTTCTCTGACTCCACCAACGCAAACTGTGCGTCTTCAGGAACAATGGTCAATTGTTCGTGATGGTTGATGTCCTTCTGGCAGTTTCCCTCTGCGGTAGTGTAAACCATCGTGCGATAAAATTCATATAGGAGACTCGCGACGTCCTATACATATCTGTCTTTCCAGATGTCAACTCATTTAATTAAGGCTTAAATAAGATTTGAACAAACCTTTTTATCTTTCACATAAATACTCACTCTACTAACTTGGATAAGTTTCCAGTAGCTGAGGTGTCGTCCAGGATGACTAGTCCTGTTGTATGTATGATAGGGAGGGGTCAGCAATGTCAAGCTTGCTACTAACATCCAATTCT